CGATATAGAGCGACAGCAGCCCGGCGGCGGTCGCCGGCCCGGTGAAGGCATACGAGCCCGAGGCCGCGACGCCGGATGAATTGTCGGCCAGCGGCAGTATCCACACCTCACCGAAGGGGTCCTGCACCCGATAGGCCGCATACATGAGCGCCAGCATCGAGTTCAGGCCGCAGAGCGTGATCACCTGCGCGGCCGAGTAGGCCAGGATGGGTTGGTTGAGCACTGCCGAACCGCTGGACAGAACCTGACCGATCAGGAGCGCCCGCTGCTTCGGGACGGCGGTGTTCGCCTGGCCGGGCGCGAACTCGGGATAGAACCCGGGAACGCGCCAGGTCGCGGCGGGAAAGTACTTGAACGCAATCGTTGTGCTGCCTGACATGGCCTACGCCTTTTCCGGAGCGGGTTGGACGGCCGTTTCTTGGCCGACCTCGGCCTTGATCTCTTCGACGTCGCCCTGGTTGATCCGCCGGCGCCAGTAGAGATCTGTGGCTGAGACATCGATGCCGTCCGGCGGCAGCGGTCGCTTGGTGCCGGGGATCAGCACGCGCAGGTCCTTCTTGGGTTTGACGATCATGTGGATTGAAACCTTTTCGGGTTTACGGCGTCACATTGGAGAAGTTGCCGACAAAGCCTGCGACCGGGGGACCGATCGGGCCGTATTCCTGGTAGACGACCAGCTCGAAGGTCATCATCAGCTCGCCCACGTGCTGCTTGGCCTCGGAACTGAGCGCGGTCGTCGCCTCAACGACGGTGTACTGCTGGATGGCATGGTTCATCGACGGGTCCAGACAGAAGGCGTCCGTGATCTGCTCTTGCAACAGCTCCATCGCCGCGCCGGCAAGCGCTGGCATCGCTGCGACCACGCGACCGACCACCACCAGCGAAATGGTGCTGTCGAACATAAAGGTGCCGGGAAACTGCGACACTTTCCGCTCGCGCGGCGTCGAGACCAGAAGCATCGGGAATAGCTTCGGGTCGGTCGGCCAGTCGGCCCAGCCGAAGACGCTATTGCCAGCCGAGGTCTGCGCCGCGAGCAGCGCGGCAATCGCCATCTGCCGCAGTTGCGAACGCGAGATGCCATCGACCAGCATCAGCCGGTGCCGTCGTCCAGTTCATTGAGCAGCAGACGCGCCCAGCCGTGCCCGTCCGGGCGCACCTCCTTGACGATGTAGAGGGCGCCGTTCACTACCAATGTATCGCCTTGCGTCGGGTAAATGCCGGGCGGAAACTGCGACAGTTGCACGCCGATCACCGGCCTCTCGGCGCTGACCGCACTCCCGAGGATATTATCCGAAAACATGGACTCGCCGGCGTTGACCACCAGCAGCTCACGGTAGGCCTGGTCGAATACGCCCACGATCGGGAAGCTGGCGGATTGGGCTGAATAGGTGACCGGCGCGCCGAACCGGGCGACCGTCGGCCCGATCAGCAGCGTGTCCCAGTCAACGGCCATTACTGCGGCCTCACGACACCATTGGCCCCGCCAGCGAACATCGGACCGATGCCGGGAACCAGTTGCGGCACGCGCGGGTCCACCAGAAAGCCGGTGGACAGCAGATGGGCGTGATCCTCCACCGAAAGCTCCAGGACAGTGCCCGGGCCGTGCGAACGCCCCGCGAGCACCACCGTTCTGCCGCGCGCTACCGTGCCCGTCATCGTCGCCTCCGGGGGCGGCTCCTGGGCCGCCTGCGGTGCTGGCCGAGCCGCGGCCATCAGTTGATCGTCCCGGCGCACACGGTCGCCGCCAGCGCGGCATTGACACGGGACGGGATTACGACCGGGCTGCTTTGCATCAGCAGGAACCGCTGCGCCGGGTCCTGCTCGATCCAGGTTTTGGGTGCGTAGGGCAGCGCTTCGTAGTTGAAAGCCGGGTCGAGGATCTGGCCGAACGCCCGCGTGCCGAGCAGGTCAGGGCCCGACATGACGACGGTCCCGTCCACGATCATCGGCTGCAGAACATTGTCCTCGTCGACAAACCAGTCGTTGTAGAGCCACAGGTCATACTGGCCCCATTTGCCCTTGTAGGCCGCGCCGGGCTTGATCATCGGACCTACGTTCATCCGGTTTCCGAAGTCGCCCAGCTTGGGATAGTAAACCGCACCCTGCACGCCCTCGGCGTTGAGGAATTTCAGCCAGGGCGTCGTGGTGAACAGGATGTCGGTGGCGTTCGCACCCGACAGTTTCAGGATGGTATGCTGCCAAGTCTCGATCGACGTGACCGGGACCAGGTCGCGTCCATCGGCGTTGAAGCCAGGCGCGTAGCCCCATGATCCAACGCCGGTGCCGAGGCCAATGGTCAGCAGCGGGGAGCGGCCGAAGTCGATGAGCTGGGTCGGAAAGCCTTCGCCCGCCACGGTCACGGTTCCGGTCGTGAGGACCTGGGCGGCCATCCATTCGAGCCGGCGGGTCAGCATGTCGATCTGATCCGTCATCTCAAATTCGAGGTTCGCCATCTCACGCTCAGCACCGGTCATGTCGCCGCCGATGCGCTCGCCGATCATGCGCCGGATGGGCTTGCGCAGATCAGGCGCCCGCTTGTCCTTGATGTAGGCCGGCTTGAAGGTGTTCGTCTGGATCCGGCGCTGTTCGACCAGCTTGCCTTCAACCAGCGGCGAGACGAACGGCGACATGCGGCGGGCGCCGACATCGACGTCAATCGAGACAAACTCACTGTCGCTGGTGACGATGTTGGGGAAGAAGGTATCGAGCAGGAACGACTGCGCGCGGAGCAGGTTGGGGACAACCTGAATGAGCGTGTTCGTGTCGTAGATCAGGTTGCCCTGGGACGCCATAAGTGCCTCCAAATACAAAACCCGCCGAAGCGGGTTGGTTAAGCGGGTTCAGGTGAACGGGAGCGGATCAGGCGCGAAGCGATCAGGCGCGAAGCTACGCGAAGTTGGTGACTGCCGTTCCGGCGTCGACGGCAGAGACCACCGTCTTGAGGTAGATCGCCCATGGGCGGAGCGCGGTGGCCAGCAGCTCCGGCGTCCACGAATTGTCGTAGCTGATCGCGTTGACGTTGAACTCGCCCATCACATAGGCGCCGGTTCGCACCGGCCCGTTGGTCGCGTCCGCGTAATCCGCCAGGATCGCCACCGGGACCTGGCTGCCGTCAGAGGCGGTTTTAACGCATGTAATGAAGCTGCCGATTGAGTCGACCATGTTCAGCGTGAAACTATCTCCGGCCACGAAAGCGGTCCCGCCGGCGGTGATTGTGAAGCCCAGGCCACCGCTGCTGTAGGCCGATCCGGTGGTCGCCGGGGCCATCGCGGTGCCTTCAGGATTGGTCACGGTCCAGTTGGTCGCACTGGTCGCCACCAGGCTGTAATTGCCGATCATGGCGCCCGTGGCTGCGGTCAGCGTTCCTATTGTGCCGTTGCCGGTGTTGGTGCCGGTGGCGGGGAGCACGCTGTAGCTGGACTGCTGGCCGAGGACCGTCCCACGCGGGAGCTGCGAGCCCGCGGCGAGGACGATCGGCTGCGACACCAGCTTGAGATTGCCGGCGATAAGCTGGTCGGGAATGTAGGTTTCGGAGAAGATTCCCGCCTGCTGGGGGTTGTCGCCGATAGTGGAAACCACGAGCGTCATTGCTGTCTCCTTTGAGGGTGTTAGGCGGCTTTCTCGCCGCGGCGCTTCTGTCCGGCCGCGATGATCTGCGCGGCGAGACCCTTGGCGCCGGTCGCGGCCGGCTCCGTCTCCGGGCCGACCTCGTACTGCGGCTGCTCCTGCATGCGGTTCCTGAGATCGCGCGGCGGCGTCGTCGGCGCTGCTGGGGCTGCTGGCGGTGTTGGCGCCGCTTGGGCGGCTGGGGCGGTCTCACCGGCGGCCACGACCTTCAGCAGTGCGATCGCGGTAACGGCCGGCAGGCTGGTGCGGAACGTCACAAACGCAGCGACATCGGGGCGCACCCCGGCAGCCGCACAGGAAAAGATCGCGTCGCCGCGCTGGGCGAGGGCGAGTTCGCGGGCGCGGGCCTCCTTCTTTTCCTTCTTCTTCTTCTCGTCGTCGTCATCCTCTTCTGCGGCGGCAGCGGCGGCAGCCTCTTCTTCTTCGCGCTTCGCCCTGGCCTCTTCCTCTTCGCGCTTCGCCTCTTCTTCCTCTTCCTCGCGCTTGGCCTTTTCGTCGTCCGTCTCCTCGGGTTTGGCCTTGGCGGCACCAGCGCGGCGGCCGGTCAGCAGATTGGCGAACGTCGACGTGCTCGCCATCAGAGAGCTTCGCATCACATTTACTCCTTTGAAGTCAGGCGAGGCTGGCAATCAGCTCGCGAAACGCAGCGTCAGGCGACAGGACATCGCAGGCCAAGCCTGCCTCAACACCCTTCGCGCCGAGGAAACATCCGGCCTGGGTGGCGCGGACGGCCTCGACGGAAAGGTCACGGTTGCGAGCCACAGTCTCGACAAACAGCTCGCCCATCGTGTCGACATCTTCCTGGTAAGCGGCCAGGGCCTCGCCGCTTAATGGTTTCTCGGGCGCACCATCGGCTTTGCGGGCGCCGTAGTGGATGAACGTCACATTGATCCCGGCGCGCGTGAGGGCCTTCGAGAAGTCCACGTGGCAGCATATCACTCCTATGCTTCCTACGCCGCCGGTGCGCGGCACGATGAGGTGGTCCGCCGCGCTCGCGATCGCATAGGCCGCCGAGTAGGCCGTCTCACTCAGGATAGAGACGATCGGCTTTTCACCACGTGCGGCATAAATCTCGTCCACAAGATCGAAGCATTCCGCGACCTCGCCACCGCCGCTGTCACACTCGAACACGATGGCTTTCGCCTGTGGATCCTCCAATGCGCCGCGGAAGGCGCTGCGGATGACATCGTAGCCCTGCATGCCGCTCCAGGGCCGCATCCCGCCGAGCTTCGCCACCAACGTTCCGCAGACCGGGATGATGGCCACACCGCCGATCAGGTCGTAGCCCGGATCGGCCACCTTTCCCGGTCCATCGAAGTCGTCGTAGTCATCGCCATCGCGCCAGGCCTTGATGGTCAGCGTGTCGCCGTTCAGCCGCGTGAGAGAGACAATGCCCAGGCGTTCGGCGAG